CCTCAACCACTGCATCTCATACCTTTCTGCCTGTCAGTGTCACCCGTCTGGGTGGCAAAGTTACGGCAGAGTGGCGTGAAGCGGCTACGGGCGTTCCGGTGTATGCGCAACCGCGCATCACCATGAATTTGGAACGTCTGAAAACCGGTGTGTACAAGGCTGAGCAGCGAGTCGCGGTTCCTGTTATGGAATCGATCGGTGATCAGAACTCGGCGGGTTACACCGCGGCCCCGAAAGTGGCCTACGAGAACACTGTCGTTATGACTGGGTTCTTCCACGAGCGCTCTGATGTCGCCGGTCGTCGTCTTGTACGACAGCTGGCTGTCAATATCGGGGGCCACATTGTGACCTCCGTCACACCTGTGACGGATGGTCCTCTGCCGGAGCTCTTCGATCTTTTGGTCTCGCCCACCTAGCATTCTGCCAGGTGGCCCGGGCCGTTTGGCCCGGATGCATTTGCATGAGACTCCATCTTTTCCCCTCAAGGAGAGAAAATGCTTTTTTCAAGCTGGAACAGTCGACTCAGTACGGAGAAGACGAATGAGATTCTTAGGAACCTCGCATCCGTTCACATATCGAGGATTAACTCGACCACAGAAAGGGAGTATTTTATTAGTAGTTTTACTGCTAATAATCTTCTGTCTCTGTGTGACCATAATCCTGATTACCGGACTCTTAGTACGTGGGATGCCCTTACCTCAAGACAAATCTGCGCCTTTTATTCAAAAAGAGCAGACCTTGAACTGGGTATCGACCGCCGAAAGGTAGCCGAGAAATCCTTTGTGGAATCCGAGGCGCTTTGTCGCGAGACTAACGCCATTTTCAGGAAGCGTGCCCTAGGGAACTTTATGTTTCCCCAAGGTGTTGAGCCTTTACTTTTCAAGGCCCAGCAGAAAATTGCACAAATGCTTGGAGATGTGCCGCCGTTTAGCGAGCTCAGGTGCCGTTTCGGACCGGGTGCAACGACGCAAGTCAAAAAAAGAATCGCCTCCCCAGCTCGCAAACTGGGAGAGACGCTTTCGTGTAGTGAAGATATGGTCCCGTTGGTCAAGGACATCCTTCCGGACTACCCAGTCTGGATGGACTATTTGGCTAAAGATCATACCAGCGAGAGCTGGGTTGTTGACCTAGAAATTAGCCCTGGTCAGCTTCGCTTCGTCCCCAAAAGCTATAAGACCGATCGAGCGATCGTTGTTGAGCCTTCCCTGAACTCTTTCGTTCAGCTGGGCGTTAACGATTATCTCGTAGATCGGTTTCGTCGCTTTGGTTTGGACCTTTCTGATCAGATGCGCAATCGCGCAGCTGCAAAGGAGGGGTCCTTAACGGGAGATTTAGCAACTCTCGACCTTAAGTCAGCCTCTGATACCATAGCAACGGAGCTTGTCTTTGACTTGCTCCCACGCGATTGGTTCCTCCTTCTAAATCAGCTACGGACTAGTACTGTAGACTGTGGAGGGTGGACTGTGAAGGTGGACAAATTTTCGTCCATGGGAAACGGTTTCACGTTTCCGCTCGAAAGTCTTATATTCTACGCACTGGCTTGCGCCTGTGTTGACGAATGTGAGGAACATCGAGTTAGCGTTTATGGGGATGACATAATTGTCCCGACATCCGCTGCGCCTCTTCTGATGAGCTTACTCACTTGCGTTGGCTTTATTGTCAACCAACAGAAGTCTTATTGGGAGGGTCCTTTCAGAGAATCTTGTGGGGCCGACTTCCTAAGGGGAATTGATATCAGACCTTGTTATATCAAGGATCGCTTAGCACTGTGCGACATTTTCAGGCTGCATAATTTTTATGCGAGAGAGAATGATGCCGAATGTGCGTCCATCCTAGCCGAGCTCGTGCCGGAACCATTCAAAAGATGGGGTCCAGACGGGTACGGTGACGGTCACCTTGTGGGTGACGGCGGGTTACGGCCTCATGGCCGTGACCGTGGGTGGGCTGGCTTCACCTTTGAGACGTATACTCTAAAACCTAAGCGTGATTTTTCAATCCGCCCCGGCGATAGGGTGTATCCGTTCTATGCCACTTATACGCGTGAGCGTATGGCTAGTGAGCCCCCCCGAGGCTCGTCTATCGACATTCCGGGTCAACCGGAGTCTGTCTATAGGGACGGCTTCCTCGGAGTTAGCATCCCGGGGAGCGAAGGTGTAAATCTGATCAAGATCTACACACTGTCCCCACGCA